TGCATGTGAAGCTCTAACTCTTCCTCTGATTGAGGTAGCGTTGAAGGTTCAAAGTTTCTGGTGTTTATACCAAACGCTCCTTCTATAAAGTCATCTACATCTTTAGTGTTCATGTCAGCAATAATAGCCTCCATGTATTCTGTTCTTTCAGCAACGCCGTAAGAATCTTGTGAATAAGCTTTTACATCATACGTTCTTTCGGCAATACCGTTTACTACTATATCCACAAATTTTGGAATAATAGGTACTGGCTTCCAATCTAAGTTTAAATACGAAAGATCTCCATTGATAGACAATTCGTCTTTATACTTTTGAACTGATTGCTCGCCTCTAGCATACAATCTTAATCTGTGGAAGCTCTCTTGATTACTCAAATATCTTCTATTGTGCGAATCTGAAAACCACTCAGACTCTATTGCTTTTGCAACTTTTAAACCATAATCGTAACTGATTTTTTCTAAATCACTAACGACTTGACTTGGAAAATAAGAATTTACAACTGACTCAGCCATATTTTTATTTTATTATTTTAGATATTGTGCCTGTATTAGTATACTTAGCTATGTTTAAATTTAATGCTTTTCTTGTTTTAGCTGTTGATGGAGCATATAAATTTTTATTACACGCCATTATTGCTAAACCACTACTTATAGAAGCATCGTGTTTAGTTCTTTTGTTTATATCAAACTTTGACCAATCATTTAGCGTTTCGTTAAAATATATATTACCATACATACCATCACCAACGTGTCCAACATGATCGTTTATATACATTTCAATAGCAGCAGCATGAGCTTGTTTAATATCTTCACTAGAGTTTGGAATCCCACCTATTTCTTTTTCAGTAATAGAAAGTTTATTCCACAACTTATCTGGTCTATTCATACTAAATCCTCTATATCCTCTACGCTTAAAATGATACAATAATCTTGGTTTGTTATTCTCTGCTAATAATGGCATACCATAAAATACGCAGGCCATTAAAACATCTTCAAAAAATATTTCAGCGGTTTGTGGTCTAGCAATATATTCTAAAAAGAAGTGGTTTGGCGGAGCGTCTTCCATACTAAACTTAGTTAGTCCATGAAGAGATCCGTTGGATCCTCTACCATCAACAGTACCGCTAATATCATAACTATCGCAGCCAAAAGCACCAACATGTTCATTGCCTGGGTATTTAATTCCATTTTTAAGTATCACTCTATTTTGTAAATTTATAGGTGGAACCCAACTAATATTAAATCTTCCTTGTGGATCTGGATTAAATATTACATTAGTATCTTTTATTCCATTTGTCCATTGAAAGCTACCTCTTACTGTTGTTGAATCGTTTTTTATTGCTTCATTATAATCTATTTGCTCGTATATTTTTGTTAGGTTAAATAAACTATTTTTCGTCTCATCTCTAAAAGCATGCTCTTCTGTTCGCGGAAATTGACGGTAAAATTCATTTAGCGCGTCTTGATCATCTTTTAAGCCATCAACTTCGTTTTCCCAATGATCTATAACCCCAATGTCAATTAGTTCACCGTCTGGTCCATAAACATCGGATGCCGGAGTAGTGAAGACAGGTCTTCCATACTCATCAATAAATCCTTCAAAGTTCCATTCCATTGGAATAAACAAAGCATATAAACCAGATTTTGTTTGACCATTTCTATTTCGTTTTGTGACATCACTGTCGTTGTATATTTTTTTATAATTATCTCCACCTTTATCTAGCGCGTTTGAGGTTGATCCCATTAAGCACTTTCCAATAATTCTACTACCTAGTCTTAAGCAAGTTTTTGTAACTCGCCAGTTATTAAGTATATTATCAGGCCTTTCCCATTTACCACTTTCATCATGAACTAGTAGATCTAACTTTTCACCATCATAACTATTGTCTCCAGTGTTCTTCCAGTCTATTGTCGTATCAAGACCAACAAGTTCTTCAAGCTTTTCTTTAGATGTAATTTTTCTACGAGTAAGTTTGCTAGCTGGAACCCTATAAGCCAACTCTGACTTGGGTCTATCCATACCATCTTGGATAGGTTTGAAAAAGAAAGGATAGTTAATCGATATAGGTACAACCTTATCGGTAAACATTTTTTTTGCATCGGCTCCTGATTTTGATAATATTCCAAACCTAGCGTCGCTTGAAAGCGTTGCTTGATTCACTGTTTCTGCAGAAGACATAAAAGAAAAACCACTACGTCTATTTTTAAGATAACACATACCGTAGCATCGGTTGTCTGCTTTGCAGGCTTCCCAAAATATAAAGAATAATCTGTTGGCTTCGCGAAAGTCTGGAGCTCCAACGTCTATCTTACTCCATTGAAGATACATATAATGACTACCAGTAATGTAAGTTGGCTTACCGCCGTTGTTAAACCAAAAGCCTTGCTCTCGTCTATTAAACTCGCCGTCTATATAGTCAAACCACTTATCTTTAGACTCCTCTGGATAATCTCTCCAATCAAATATGCTTTTAAGTCTAGATAACTCTTTTGGATATTCAAATCTTTTCCATTTGTTATCTTCGTTAGAGTAAATTTCTTTGGGGACTTTAGGTAGAGCAATTTTTAGTCCTTGAATTTCATATATCTCACCAATTTGCCCTGTCTTAGAAATAACAACAACATCAGTTTCTTTGTTATAGCCATATTTCCACTTTTTAGATTTATTTAACCTTTTTAAAGTGTTTATTTTTATTGGCTCAATTATTTTATATAACGTTTGTTCGTACATTATTTAGATCTACCTTCAGCGAATCCTTTAAACACTCTTTCTTTTTTCTCTTCTGGCTCTTTGCCTTCTAGCAAGCTTTCTTCTTCTTGTATACGATTAAGTATTTCAAAAGCGTCAAATATCGCTAGTTTTTTTGTAGCCGCCGCGTTTTTAAGTCTATCTGCTGAAACATCATCTTCTGTGTTGGTAATAATTTTTTCTTCAGCAACTTTAATTAATTCTTCAACTGCTTTGCGCCCAGCTCGGATTATATTCTTCTTCGTCTCCTTGATATTCATATTTTATAGTAATAAATTTAGACATAATCCTATACATTTTTTTACCCTCAAGCAAAAACTCATATTCATCATTTGGACTAAAGCCAACTAAGTCTCCAACCTTTATATCTTGTTTAGCGAGTTTTTCATCAACAAACTTTATAATACCAACAAGAGGTTTTTCTTTGTCTAAACTCAATTCGTTTTTGCTTTTTATAGGTTGAACAAAGCAATAGCCATTTAAAGCTTTCCAATTCCCGTTTCTTTTATACAAGAATATTTGATCTTCACTAACTAAATATTGGTTTTCTGAAAGATAACTTCTGGAGTTTTTTTCTTCGCCATGCATATTATGCCATCTTCTAAACACATTGTGATGTACTATTACTTCGTCACCTTTTTTTATTTCAGTATTTCTATTTGATGGATGTTGCAATACTAAACCTTTTCTATTTATAGTTTTAAAATTAGATATTTCAGTGTTTATAATAAGCTGTTTTTCTCCTACAGCTTTTATATTATTATATCTTCCACCAATAGGTGTTATTAAAAAATCAATATAAGGCTTCATTAATATTCTAAATTGTACTCAATAGATATAGCCATATTCTTATTAAAGTCTTTCCAAGGTATAACTTGATTATCTTTACATATATATATAGAGTACTTATCTTTTTCTTCTATTATATCAGATATAACATGACCACCATACACTTCCTGTCCAACAGAATAGTGCATGGCGTCAATCTTATAATCTTTACCTATTGTGATTTTACGAATTAACTTCTCCATTTTCTGGATATTTAATTTCTCCGGTTTGAATATCAATATCCATTTTTCCGTACTCTTCTTCTAGCACTTTATTAATTTCGCCCATTTTTCTATTAATAGCGTCTAACTCGTGAAGAAGCATGTGTTTCCTAGCCTCAATGCTACCTACTTCTAGCTTTATTTGATTAGCTGTAGATATTATTTGTTGAACTTCTCTTAATTGTTGTTCTGTGATTTTTTCTGCTTTAGGTTTTAAATCTACAGTTTTTGTTGTTTTTGTTTTTGTCATTTTTATTTAATTGAATTTGTTATTATTTTTTTACTTTTTCAATTGAGCGTCCACCAAAGTAGGCCCCAATTACGGTTATTAAAACTAATTGTAAAAGATCAACCCATTTGTCTTCTACATTAAACATAATCACACCTGCGTCAATGAAAATTAGCAGTGTGGTTGATATTACTAGCCAAGCCAGCACTAACGGGCGTATTGATTTACTAAGCCATGAGTCTGACTGCATATCTGCCTGCCAACGAGCTGTAACTTGTTCTTGTATTTTAGCTTCGCTATCTAAAAGCATTTGCTTTATCTTCGCTTTAGCGGCTTCTCTCTCTTCGTCTGTGGTGATAATTTCATCTAATATACCTTCGGCGTTTTCAACAACTTTACCGAATAAACCACCTAATAAATTTTGTATCATATTAAATTTTATTTGCTTCCCACGGCAGGTTTGTGTCTCCTTCTTTATACTTTTTTCCAGTATTAGGGTCCATTATATAACCATTTCCTCTTGGCCAAACTTGACCTTTGTAATATACCGCGTTATCATCGTATGTTTCTGTTCCTAGCTGCATAGCCGTTCTATGTTGTGCCTCATGATTAGCTACATAGTTAACCATATCATTTGGTACACTTTTATCAATGTATATAGACCCGTCGTCATTAGCTTCGCCTAAAACTCCTTCCCCAAGTTTTTTGCGAAATATTTTTGTGTTTTTAAAGTTTTTAAAACCTCTTTTTTCTTTACCTAATTTAAAAGCCATTATCTCTCTGGATCTTTAATCATATCATCTATAGATTTATTAAAAACCTTGTCAGTATATGATTTGTTATTATAAAATACACTTCTTTCTGATGTAGGTAAATCTTCTTCACCTAACAGTATTCTGTAGATTCTACTTATAAGCTGGCTGCACTTCATCGATGTTTTAAATATAGAATACTTTATTGTAGTTCTATTTCTATGTCTCCACACTTCTATCCAACCTAACTTTCTAAGTTTGTCCCAGCGGCCTTTGTCCCAACTCATGGTATACGTGCCGTCGATAAACTCTTGCCTTGTAAATCTACCTTTGCAATCTAAGTAAATTAAAAGTTCAAGCTCCGCGTCCGTCAAACCGTAAGTTTTACAAGCCCACTTTCTAGTGAGCCTGTAATACTTAAACAGTTGTAATTCGCGAATATCGCTTGAACTAATCCTCATGCTTATTACTGAAGAACTATACCGCCGCCATTAGCTGAAATAGCGTCTGCATAGAAGTTAACTCCATCAAAAACTATAGTGACAGAATCGCCTTTAACAGAGGTGCCAGCTCTAAGGTCAATATTAGTGTGACCAGCAGAATAAGGCATTACTTGAGCGTTACCACTTAAAGTCCTTTCAACAACGCTAGTAACTAAAACGTCTGTGTCAACAGTCGCATCTTCAGAAATACGATAAGGAGCGGCAGAAGCTGCTTTAACAATAAATCTACAGTTCCATCCAGCGCTAATAGCAGTTGAAGCAGGTAGTGTCGCAGCAACACCAGAAGAAGGTGCGTTAAGCATGAATACTTTGCCACTATCAGCTGCAGTTAAAGATTTAGCTCCAGTAAGTTCTTCTACAATTTTGTTTGTTCCTTCGCCAAGTGAAATACTTGTTATGCCAGTTATAAATGCTGGCTCAAGACCTGTCTGATTAAGAGCGTCAGCAACAACAAGTTTGCCTGATCTAGAACCAGCAATATTTGTAGATATTTTTTCTACCATTTGGTTTTCTTTACCAGCAGTAACAGCTAGTGTAATAACGTCTAGCAAACCGTTTCCATCTTGCGATTTAAACTTAACAACAACTTTTGCTGAAGCTACAGAATGTACTCCAAGCAAATTAGAAGCCGTATTAGAATACGAGTTGTT